TGTAGAGACAGTCGTACAGGACACGAGTACAACCAAGAATACTACGATTGATCCACTAATGCTAATTCTCTTGGTGCTTGGATGGTTAGCTCCTAGTCCTAATGAGATAGGCAGAGGGATACGGAACCTCTTCAGACGTAAGTAGGTACAGAAAAAGCCTCCCTAGTTTTCACTGGGGAGGCTTCTTTGATTCTAGGTCTTGGGTTTGTTTTGATCTAAGGCTAAGGACACACCTTCGTATAAGTTCTCAATGTCTACCTTAGCTCTTCCTATTTGATAGGCAGTCCATAATGAAATACCTATATTAGCTAATATGATCCCTTCGTATAAAGTCATGCGCCACCCTTTTCTACTAGAGCTATAAGTCGTGCTCCATACCACTCAGCTTTCTTGAGGTCTTCTAGACCATTCTTCCTACGCCACCTGTGCATGTACTTAGCTATATTCCCACGGAGGTATCCAATGTATTCCTCTCGTGATAGGAAGTCCTCTAGGTATTCAATGCACTCAATCTTACCACCATTGTTGTAGTGCTCTGGACTGTTCACATTATCTACTTCGTCGTACTCATGTTGCTTAACCATTTTAGTCTTCCCCTTTTTAAGCCTATGTTCCTTTGACACCCGTAACCATTGATCTTCCATTACATCTTCTCCGCCATAAAAACCCTAACCCATTGAGCGCATATTCCACTACGTACAATATCCTCCAGTCCAAACTCAACCACAGGGACATCCAACATATGCTTCTTAGCGAGATGAATGATCTTTGCAAGACCAGACGTACCCTTAAGGTCTGACTGTTGTATGTCACCGTTTAGCACGATTGTACTTCCTTCTCCTACCCTTGTTAAGATCATCTGTATCTCTGACACCTCAATGTTCTGAGCTTCATCGACAATAATAAAAGCGTTATCAAAGCTACGACCACGCATGAGAGCCAGTGTTGCTATCTCAATGTTGCCAGACTTCAGTGCGGTGTCCACTGTACCCCTACCCAGATGCTTTATGAGAACGTCTAGGACAGGTAATGCCCACGGTTGTGCCTTCTCCTCTAGTGTCCCTGGAAGAAACCCTATGTCCTTTCCTACGGCTACGTGAGGGCGTGTGATGACGATCTTGTCGATCTCCTTGAGCGTGTAAAGGTCAGCTGCACAAGTGGCCGTAACATAGGTCTTGCCAGTTCCTGCTGGCCCCAGAATGAGGACTTGGTTGCTACTAGCAATAGCATCAATAAGCCTACCTTGATTAACCGTCTTCGGAACAATCCCTGAGGTTGTCTTCTTGTCTGCACCCTTGTAGTTAGTCTTTCGTCGGGTCTTCTTGGGCTTATCTTCACTCACCTTAATACTCCTTCTCGCTTGCATGGCCTAGCACTTCCTCAAGCTCACGATACCCACCTACATAATTTCCATCGTGGGCAAATACCTGAGGTACGGTCTTTATGTTTGCTTTCTTCAGCAGAGATAACACCCACTTGCTTGAGTTGTCTTCTACGTTGTACGATACATATGGGATACTGTCTGCTTTTAATAAAGTCTTAGCCTTGTCACAGTATTTACAGTTGTTACGGGTTATGATGGTGTACATGATCTCTCCTGTTAAGTTGATGTAGCAGTTTAAACACATGCTCAGGTGGTCGGGTTACACCAAGTCAACAATTTCGCAGGAATCGCCAGAACAAGCCATAGTTTGACTACCTGATGTGTTATCTTCCTTTTCATACTCTGACAGTTCACTCCAGTCAATACTCTTCGGCATTAAAGACAACAGTTCCTTATAGTCAGACTTACCACACTCCTGATACGGGGCCTGTTGATACGTATGCTCGTTATACGGCAAGAACGACACACCAGACATCTCATCAAAATGCTTATACACAAAAGCACCTACTTCAAACCACTCATCAGACCTCACGTTGATTGTCACGGAGGGCTTATGCTCACACCAATTCCGCTGGTACATCAGCCACATTTCTAACTGCTCAATGGCAGTCATGTCAGCAGTGACTACTGCACCCTCTGGGGCCTTCTGTGGAAAGCTGAACACCACTGTGGTATCTGGCTTCATCACACAAGGTTGATTAGGGATACCCTTGTCCTTGAGGAAGTTAGTCAAAGGGTCTTTGATATCCCCACGAACAGTACGGATGTAGTATGGACTGTGACGAGCGTGAATCCCTGAGGAACTGTCAACAAGCTGTGAAACTGTTCCACTTGGCTTAACACAGGTTATAGCAGTAGAGACAGGGATACCAAGTAGCTCTGCCCATTCTGCATTAGTATCCACAGCCACTTGCTTCAGATGCTCCAGTGTTTTAGCTAGGCCACGGTTCTTTAGTGTCATTAGCTGGTTATCCATAATACCCGTAAGGCTCACACCTAACAGACGCTCCTCTTCTGTGTTGTCCTTCCACTCTTTAGTCAGGTACGGAAAGTTCGTGTACGTACTCTGGATAGTCCCAAGGATCGTAGCAAGTCTTACCTTACGCTCTAAGTCATCAAGACTGTCCGTTGCACGTACTACGCACTCTGTTAGGTTGCAGAACTGAGAATCACGTAAGATGATTTCGCTACAAGGATTTGTTCCGAACTCATGATCTGCATCCCTACGTCCATTCTTAGCTGCCTGTACCTTCGCTGCTTGACGATTAAAGATGCCTCGTTCACCACTGCCACTTTCCACTAGTGCTTGCCACTCACGCATAAACGAGATGCTGTCAGGCTTCTCCGTATAAGACACTGAGTTATTAGCCAAGGCTCGTTGTGGATTGTTCTCCCACCAGGATCCACTCTTAGCATGACGCATACGATCATCAGATAGGTTGCTCAAAGAGATCGTTGCTGAACGTCTCACTCCACCAACTACTACTACCTCACCAATCTTACACATGATGTCATGACACTCAATAGACGAGAGCTTACGACCTGCTGCATTCTTGAACGTCTGTGTCACAAAGTTAAACAAGTCAATCAATGGCGCTGGGCCTGATGCTCGACCACCAAAGGTCTTGAGCCTAGCACCTGCTGGTCGTACCTTAGATGTATCCCACTTAGGAATCTCACCGCTGTACAACAATGCAATGACCTGACGTAGTGACTTAGCCCAACCCTCCTTGCTGTCCTTTACGACAACTGTTGTCAGACTGTCGAACAGCTTGTCTGGCACATCAGGTAGCTTCTTAACGTACTGACGCTCTACTGAGAAGCCTACGCCTGTACCACACAACAGAATGAACATAGCCTGATCAAAGGACTTGATGTTCTTTACTGCTAGGTAACTACAGTTATACATTGCCGTATTGTCACGTGAGGCTGCTGGCCCTGCTGTCATTAGTGATCGCATACTTGGACAAACCTCTAACGAAAGTATGGCCTGTTCAATCTCATTAATGAGGCTGTTGTTACCCGTAATAGGACGTACAATGTTATCCATGTAACGACCAACTGTCTCACCCCAGTTCTCACGGCGACCCTCTTTGTCTAGCCATCGTGCATAACGACTGGTAGCAATAAACGTCTGATAGTCGGATAAAAGGTAATTGTTGCTCATTGTTCTTTTCCTCGCTCTTGTTTGTCTTGTTCCAGCCAGACCATTCTATCTATATCTGATCGTGTTAGGCCAATGTCTTTTAGCTCTTTGTCAGTACACCTGTTAAGCTGCTTGATTGCCTTACGGTGTTCTGACCACATGATTGAGTATCTCATGAACCGTAAGAATATGTTGTTAGTCCACTTCATCGATCATCGCCATTTCCACTGAGTACCCCACGGGCCTCTCTACTATTTAGCTTACGCATATTGATCTCAAGCACTTCAGCTAAGTTGCTGTCATGAAGATTAGCTAAGGCCGTAACATAAAAGAGTACATCCCCAAGCTCCTTAAGAAGGTCGTAACGGTTGAGTGGGTACTTATCCCTGAGGGCCTTCTTTAACTTCTCAGCAATCTCTCCAGACTCTCCTACAAGCCCTAAGACATGCTCAAACAAACGATCTTGTTCAGAAGTCATAATCTTACCTTCTACAAAGTAGGAATTCTCCATTGGTGTTACGCCCACTACGCTAAAAGCGTCTATATCATCTTGTGTAATCATCATGTCGTCCTTCCATAAAATTCTGTTGGTGAATGTGGTTTCTTCAGTATGTCGAAGAGATACCACGCACAATTATCTTTTCCTACGCCCTTACTGTCTTCTATCCACTTGACCCGTCCTACGCTAACAATCTTCTCGCAGTACGACATCAGAATAGCTGACTGTTTAGTGTGCATCCAATCTGCGTCAAACAAGACCCAAGTTGGGCACTGCTGCATCCAAAGCGCAATGAATGGGTGCAGTATCTTTCTATCCCAAGGTGGGTTGGTAATGCAATACTCAATGCCTAGCCCAGTTATATCCACATCAAGAGCGTCAACCTTTGCAATCATATGCCCTTGAGGTTCGATATCACTAGCGAATAGACATTCCCCGTGGCCTTCTGTTAGTTCCTCTATGTGACGTATCAACCGCCCATCCCCTGCACACGGCTCGACAAAGTCAAACGAGTATGGCAAGTGAGGAATGAGCGGCTCAACAGCAGCTATGGGTGTACTGTAGAAGTCTCTAGGTATCCTTTCGAAGGTTGATCTTTTGCCCAAAGCTGTTCTCCCTTTTCCTTAGCGTAATCCAAAGTCTTTCCTTCTCTAGCCAACCAGCGCCAAACAGTCTTGTAATTGTAACCCCTGTCTAAGCACGTGGTACGTTTACCCCGTCTGTTGTGACCGTGTGTGACGTTACTTCCCATACGTTTCTTTCAGAGTTGCCATAGACACAAAAGATGGTTCATAGAACCCATTAGACACCTCACGCTTCACTATTACACCAGACCACCAGTCTCGATTAGCCTGACCAGCCCAGTTTTCTGGTGCACCCTTATAGCACCCAGCCACTAGTCCAATTGCCTTGGCCCCATCCTTGAACTTAAGGTCACGCTTGTGTGAGTGACCGCAAGTAGAACTCTTGTACCTATGGTTTAAGAGGCTGTTAGCATGATGTAACCCAGACATAGCAGACCCAAAGTTCCCTGCACCAAAGAAATGAGCGTAAGATACCTGATCGTAGTCAACAATCGCTGGTGCTCCGTGTTCATACTCATGGTACTCATCGAACCAGTGCTTCGTTTGAAGATGCCCGAAGGAAATCCCGTATTTGCTTCCCTCAAGTCTGGGGTCGGTCTTGATTGCTCGTTTGATCCTGTGCTCATGGTTTCCCTCAAATCCAAAGTAATTGGGACGCTTACGCTTGTGGTGACGAAACTTCCAACGTATCCGTTCCTGTGCATCGTTGTAATGATCTATGTCAGCCTCATAGTTCTGGCTAACGATTGCTTCTGGGACTCTGGTATCGAAAGTGTTCAAGGAACGCATATCAGCCCCGTCACCTAAGTCAACGACATAATCGGGTTTGATGTCGTATAGGAACTCACCTAGCCAGTTGAAACGCTCATTGCCCACTGAAGGGCAGCTATGTCCACACGAAAATACTACTACTGTTTTACTCATCCTCTACCTCCATTTCCATCAGGGCCACCCTGACCTCGAACTCTATTACTTCTAATTGCTCTTTGTTTAGATTGAGCAGTTGCGTTAGTAGATCATTTACTTCAACCATTTCTATTCCTCTATCCATTCCTCTGGTATGAACTTATCTGCATACTTAAATCCATACTTGTTGCACCACATAGCGTAGCTAGTCTTAGACCCTTTGTTAATCTTACCAGAACTGTTGGAAAAGACAAACCGTAAATCTAACTTAGGATATTGCTTCTGGATTAGCAAGTGTTTCTTTCTATCCGCAGCTACAAACCGTCCCTTTGACTCGATGATGATACCATTAGAAAGGATAAAATCTGGCGTGTAACTCTTGTTCTCGTTTAAGACCCACTTAATCTTCATGGTCTCATACTCAAAAGCTACACCCCTATTCTTTAGGTCAACAGAGATGTCATCCTCAAGCCCTGATCTATAGCCATTCTTTATTGCGTGTCGTCTACGCTCACTGGTGGCTGCCATAACTGTCCCTCATACCTTCTTAGCCACAATAGTCTGGCATTCTCAATGATACGTTCTGTGTCCCCATCATAGGCTTTCACACACGCTTCCCAGAGTTCATCCACTGACTCACATTCTGCCAGTAGCTTAGTAGCTTTAACAGGGCCAATTCCCTTGAGGCCCTTGATGTTGTCTGCTGCATCTCCCGTCAGTATCTGAGTGTAGAAGAACTTATCTCCATCCCAAGGTGAGACTGTTGTCCACTCTTTCTTGTTGAAGTTAAAGTGCCTACATGGTATCTGCAACATGTCCTTATCAATTGATGCGACAATAGTATCAGGCCCACACCTTGTGGCTTCTATTGCTATGAGGTCATCAGCTTCTTCTCCTTCACTTACGATTGCTCCAAACTTATTCACCAGATAGTTACGTACATGACGTAGGTGAGTAGGCTTTTCTGCTGCTTTCCTATTTCCCTTGTAGGGGTGGCTCTTTGCTATGTCAAACCGAAAGTTGTTAGGCCCAGTTAAATACACCTCAAATTGATCAGGTGTAACGAAGTCTAACGTAGCCTCAAGGACGAAGTCGAGGAGTACTTCTACTTTCTCTTCTGCGTCCTTGGGCAATTCGTCTTGAGTGGCAAAGGCTGCCCTGTATGCGAGAATGTCGCCATCCACGAGCACTTTACCTTTAGCCATTACCAGTCACTGAAGACCATTTGACCGTCATCCTTCTCGAAGGCAACACTCTCAACGTAGGTGAACCCTCCTGCTCGTGCTGCATCAGCATAGACCGCTGCAAGAGTGTGAAGGTCTTCAACGTCATCTCGCACTAACGTAGTGCTGCCAACGAAACCATCTTCTTCTGTGTTAGACGTAAATGTAATTGATACCTGCATTAGAACCCACCTTCTTCATTGTTTGTTTCATATTTAATGTGATTGGTAATTAGAACCTTTTCCATTGTAGTGATCTTACCGTCCCACACATCGAACTTCACTGTAGCCTTAGAGCCATTCCCAATAAGACCATCTGCATCCCAGTCCCAAGTCTGGTAATCTCCGTCAACCATCTTGAGTACCGCTGGAGCGCCTGTAACAACTCCCTGCTCTCCTGTCTCTTGGTTCTTAAACTTAGGGTTAAAGTGAGGTCGTGTAGCCTTGTAGAAAGCCTTACCTTCCTTACTGGTCTTAAACAGTTGCGCTTGTAGTCCCTTGTTTGGGATGCCATCAGCAACCATCTTATTCTTTGTGGCTTCATCAATGACGCAGTTAACAACGTAGATGCCTTGCTTTGCATCGAAGTTATTTGCCATATCAGAACCATCTCGTGGCCCCATGTCACGGTCATCTTCCCGCAACTTAGTCCACTCTAGTTCACACTCTACATAAACTTTCTTGCCCATTGAATTTCCTTTCAGTCGGGGTGTCGTACTATACTATATAGACCCTTTTAGGGTTTTCACAAGCAAACTTACACAAGTATTTCACAATTAGTGAATATCCGCATAAGTGTTGCCGAATTGCACATCTGTACCTAGTGGAACATTAAGATTTACCTTCTCGTTCAACTTGATAGCAGCATCGTGCATGATCTTCTCTACTGTGCCTTCCTCTCCTTTCTTGACTAGGGCAATCACCTCATCGTGGAACTGCCCAATACATTTAATTCCGTTCTTACGACACAGTGCAACCCATGTATCAAAACAGAATACTCCAGTGCTCTGATTGAGCGTACTGAAACGATCCTTGTCACTACGTAGGCTATGCCAAAAGCCTGACACTGGGTTCTTGAGCCACATGCCCTCGAATAGCTCCCGTGTCTGTAGCTTACTTGCTACCTTCTCAATGGCCCAGTTACGTGACCAGAAGGCTTCTAGTAGCTTCTTAGCTTCCTTCTGCTTCATCCCTGTCTCACGGGCCAATTTCGCTGCTCCTACGCCATACGTGGCGCTGTAGTTAACCACCTTGTAATTCTTACGGAGGGCCTTAAGTGATCGCTCCCCAGAATTGTGCTTGTTGATGTCATCTTGTGTAATGACACCAGCATGTAAGGCCAAGTCTAAGTGTGGGTCAAAGCCTTCACGGCTCATCTCGTTCACATAGTCAGGGTCTAGTGGCTTCATGTAGTGACGCTTGGTTGTATCCTCAAGTGATGTCATGTCAGCACCAGCTAACACATAACCTTCTGGACACATCAAGCAGCCTCTGATTACATCACCGTATGGCTTGTCTACGCTAGGTAGATTTACCAGTGGACGGTAATGCTTAAAGCGGAACGTGTTAGTTAGTCCCGCAATACCAGCCTCAAGGAACCCATCTGTGTGGCACTCAAGGAATGACTTCAGTATCCCAGCCCTGTGAGTGAGTACAGTAAGCCCATCAAGTAAGTCCACAGCGGGATCATTACCAGCAAGATCACGTACACTCTGGCATAGGTCGCTGTTCTTACGAACCTGTTCAATTTGTCTTTCATCACCTGTCTTCTTATCTCTGACGAACTTAAATGTCCGTGGTTCCCATCCTAAAGACCGTAGCCAGTCCTTAACCTGATCGTTAGAGTTAGGGTTACCCCGCTCCTCACCTGTCTTGACCACAAAGCATAACGAGGTCACAGGCTGCTTGTACTCCTTACAGAGAGCCACCCACTTCTCACCGTGTGATGATAGCTCTCCGTCCTTCTTGTGCATAACCTTTGGTTGATTAACCATCCGTGCAAGGATACGCTTGGGCATAGCATCTGCGAGTTGCTCAACCTTCTCTTCTTTGAGTTGGCTAATTTCGTCGTAGGCTGCTTGTGCCTTTGGTACGTCTAATTTCCATCGTAGGGCCTCCTGCTCTCTAGCGCAATCTAGCTTGAACGACAGATAGTCAATCAGACGGTCTTTCTCAGCTGGGTCTTGGTACAGCTTGTTTAGTTTAATGTCTAAGTCACGTAACAGACGCACGTTAATCTTAACGTCTTCATCGCACCTGTGAGCGTACTCTTGAGGCGTCAGGGTGTTCCAGTCCTTAATCACTGGCTTAGGCACTCCGTACTCCTCTCCGTAGCCCTCAAGGCCATGCTTCATCCGTGTGTGGTTGATGTACCAACTCAGAGCCAGTGTATCAATCATACGTGCTTCAATCTTAATGCCTAGAATCATTTCCACTGCGGGGGCATCAAAGCGAACAATGTTGTGTCCCGCAAGGGTCTTACGTGTGGCAAAGAACTCACGCATTTCGTCGTAGTCGTGTGTGTGGTGGATGGTCTTTCCATCATCAGAGTAGCTCAAGACATGAATCTTGGTCATCTCATTTAAAAGACCGTCTGTTTCAATATCAAATACTGTTGTCATTAGCTATGTAGCTCCTTAAGTCTAAAGACTGGATATTGTGGGTATTCATCCAGAAACTTTCTTGCGTACAGTGGACACCAGTTTTGACTGATCTTGAACTCACTGTTGTTTTCTCTCACCATCGTCTCGTACCGCATCAGGTGGAAGATACCAGCGGCAGAAAACTTCTTGCCTTGAGCACCAATCTTGATTGCGTACTTAACAAACATATTCCACATCTCTGTGTTCTCTTCTATGTGTTCATCGAATGTCATATCATACCTCTCTAAGTGTAAACGTGTCTAAGTTAAATCGCATCGTACCCGCTGCACCCTCTTCAGAGCATGGTCGGTTCTTCTCAACGCGAATGTATGTCGTGTTTCGTTCTTCTAAGCTATCTGCTTCTTTCTCCCGTGACAAGTCAATAACGACAGAAGCTCGTTGCCCTATCATCTTACAATACTTTGGGTCTCCGTTATCGTTAGTGTGGGCGATAGTAACGATACCCACGTTAAGTTCTGCTGCCAGCTTAGACAGTCGTATGGCTAAGTCAGCAAGCATAGTCTCTTTGCCTTCCTCAGATGATCCTACCACGACATCTTGGATAGGCTCGAAGAATACGAACTTACATCCACAGGCTTGACTAAAATACCTGATCTGTTCGCATAATTCCTCTGCACCCTGTCCATCACCCATGAAGAACTGATAGTAGAGTTCATCCTTAGTCAGCTTCTCAATAGCCGCAATGACCTGATCGTTAGCTCCCTTCTCTTCAATCAAGTCCCTGCGTGTCAGGTTGTCATTACATTCGTAAGACACAAGACCTAACAGAGATCGTAGCTTCGTCTCCTCTACGTGCATTGCTGCAATGGGTACACCCTTCGAGATCATGTTGTACTCAAGGTAACGCATGACCTCAGTCTTGCCAATGCCTGTCGGAGCCTTGATCACTGTGAAGTGACCCTGCATCAGCCCCAGTATCTTATCGTCTAGTGCCTGTATCCCTGTTGGCACATACTCATGTTCTGGTGCATCCTGATACAGCGACAGGAAGTCCTCTGTGGTGTTCATCACATTCTCAGGCGTGTACTTACTAGCTGCCCACCATGCTCCCTTGAACTCCTTTCCCTTGCCGTTTTGTAGGAAGTCATTAGCGTCCTTGTACGGATGGTGATTGACACGGTAGACCTTGTTAGGGAATAGCTTGGCAACCTTATCCGCTAGTGCATTACCAGCCTCATCAGTGTCAACTGATAGGATGATCTTATCGAAACTGTTAAGCCACTCTGAGCAGTTCTCCCAGAGCTTCTTAGAAGGCGTAGCAGATGGCAGAGAGACCACAGGGTTAGTGTAGCTGCTCTTTAGTATCTGCGCCACTGAGAGAGCGTCTAGTTCACCCTCAGTGATCGTTACCATCTTAGAACTACCAGCAGTGAACAGGTTCATACCGAATAGCTCATCACCCTTGAAACCTGACTTAGCGTAGAAGCCTTTCTCTCTCAGGTTCCTTACCTTAATTCCCCCGCTGGGGTACACATACTCTTGACGATCTGTGTAGGTCAGAACTCCGTAATCTTCCATTGTTTGGCTCTGTATGCCTCGCATGGTTTCATACTTTCCATCGCTGGGGGTCTCTATCAGCTTTGGTGTGAACGTCATCATATTTCCTCCTTTAGTTGGATACTTCTCCTCAGACCAATCAAATGTTTTTCGGCTGGATGGGTATCCTTGGTTGCAAGCGTGGCACTTTCCGAAACCTTCGTCATTATAACTGAAGGCATCAGAGGAGCCACACGTTTCATATGGGCACTGTTGGTGACTGTGCTCTGACATAACCTAACTCCTTTTCCTTTAAGCGTCTAGCTTTTAAGGCTTCCTCTTTAGTATCAAAAGACCCTAAGTGTTGATATTTACCGTCAAAAGTCATGTGCGCTCTCCATTTATTCCTATCTGACCGAAAGCTGACACCAGTATCCTGTTTCTGGTCTTCAGTCAGAGACTGAAACTCCCGTATGACCTCAGCGTTACGTGCACGTAACTGCTTCTTAGCGTCTTTGTATCCCTCTGGTGTTGAGGTCATTAGCGACAACTCAGGGTCTGCTGCAATTTCCTTGCGTTCTTTCTCCCATCCCGAAACAGTTCTGGTACTTACCCCCAATGAATCTGCGTGTTCTTTCTGAGAAGGAGCCATTACGCAGTTCTGCGTATTGCCACTTTCGTATTGGTTGCCACGTTCGCCGCCACGAGACTGAACACCTAAAGCATCAGCACGTTGAACATAGAAAAACTGCTTCTCCTCATTATTGATATGACGTGTGCCATCTACGTTAGTCGCTGACACATAGTCCCATGCTTCCTGCTCTGTCCCCTCAAAGACTGAAAAGTTTGGATTAACCCCTGCCAACTCCGCTGCGTTATAGCGGTGACGACCATCAAGGATAGAGCCATTCCAGATAACGACAGGGAAGTTGTCGTCATAACCAACTTGTTTCATACGCTCAGTTAAGAATTTAACCTGAGCTTCCTTGTAGGGTAACGACGAACAAGGTTTTGAGTAACTATAGTACATCTTCTGTATCTCCTATTTTCTGTATCATTGTTGTTGTATAACCTTAAGAGTAACTTAAGTTAGTTTACTTAAGAGGTTCATCTTACTATATAGACCCTTTTTCTATTCTTACAAGTAACGAATTGTTACACATTTGACATTTTATCAAGCGCAGCTTCTTCCCAAAGCGCAATCGCTTGTTGCGTTACACCATATGTATTGGATACCTCATCTTGCGTAAGGCCCTTGTAATACCTAAGTTTAATTATATCCCTTTCTTTCTCTGTTAGTAACTCTAAGCCCTTCCTGATCGTGTCTCGTTGCTCGTATAACTCGGTGCAATCAGGTGTAGATATCACAAAGTTGTCGTTAAATCCAACAGCTGTTGAAGATATGGCATCAAGTAAGTTACCCTTACCCTTATCTGAATAGTTGTTGCCGTGGTACTCTTTACCCTTTGCGACAGCTTCAGCACTTCTAGTTGACGGAATAGTGACAGCCTTTGTCTTGAAGTTAATGTAATCGTGCATTGCTTTGTTAGCATGTCTGTATAGGCTTGCAGGGTATTCGTCAGCCTTAACGTCTAAACGCTCATAGACAGACAGCACACCCTCTGAAACTAAGTCGTCAAAGAAGTGGTGATAGCCATATTTCCTCGCAAGTTTCTCACACATAGTAACGATTTCATCAGTCTTCATCAAATAACCCTCCATATGCTTCATTTACCATAGACTCCTGTATGACAGTTAGCTCTGCATCTTGCGCTGCCTTACGCTTACGTTTTTCGTCGGTAGTCTCACCCCAGAACTTATTGCGCCCATCATCCCCTACAATTTCCTCATATTTCGTCGCGGGGAGTACGGTCACTTTGCCACCCTTATTGGCATAATCTGCCAACATCTTCTTTAGATCGTCCATTAGTTCTCTTCTCCAATCATTGGGAATATCTTTGCGATAGCTTTCCCTACTTCCACTGCTAGGGCCATGTGCTCCTTCTGTGTGCCATGCCCTGATCTTAACTCCACGTAGTGTATCCACGATCTAATAGACCCCTGAGCGTACAGCCTAGAGACTGTAAGACCTTCTGGGAGTACAACCCGTGCTTGCTCCTTAGCTATGCCACGACCTATTGCCCACTGATAGTGTTCCTTGGCAGAGTCAATGATGTCCTGTTGTCTCATTCTCCACTCTCCAGACAGTGCTGGGTCATCAATCTCCACGCTGTTCTGCCTGTTCTTCGTGTCTTGTAATCTAGCCTCACGAATAACAAACGTGTTCTCCATGTCCCGTGGATCAGCGTAGCGTTGGCTGAACTCTTGGAAGGCAAAAGACCTATGGCGTAGCATCTGCCTTGCTATGTCCCGTGTTGTCTCAATTTCCACTGTGGCTGTCGCCATCTCAAAGGGCGACCAATGCTGGTGCTTGATCAGGTAATTCAACAGGCTCTTACTCGTTGATAGATTTGCCTGACCTTGTGGGTTAGACACCTTAGCGCAGTAGGAAATCAGGTCTTGGACATTATCAAGCCCTATGATCTCATTTTTCACTGGCTGGGTGTAGGCTATTAGCCTGACTTTCATTTTAGTACCTTTCATAATTCCCACTCAGGGGGTGTTTCATAATTTCCACTCAGGGGGGTTAGCCATTCAAGCAAGCTTCAAAGGATACTGCCTTTAAGACTTCTGGTGAAAAGGCCTTTCCGTCAATGTAGACAACTTGGATCATTTGAGCAACTGCACTTGAAGGCAACCCAGCTTTTATTCCGTTTTGGTAGACTGTAGATGCCTCAATGCCTAAGTCTCGTGCTTGAGTTGTTACTTTGATCAAGTCTGAGAACTCATCGCAATAGGCTGGGCTTGCTGCGGTTGATACGGTTGCTGTCAGAGTTGCGATTGCGATTACTGTTGATGCGATGATAGCTTTCATTGTGTGTGTCCTTTCAAGACTTGGTATAGGTTATATAAGGCTTTATTTTAGTTAGTCAAGGGGTGGGGCTAGAGTTATTACCAGCCCCACCTGTTTTTATTTGTTGTTGTGCAACTGCACTTGGATTTCATAGCCACGGTCATTAAGTTTAGTCAACTCTTTGCTAATGTCTTTTGTGGTTGTTAAGTCAATCATTGAAACAACTTGACTGGCAATCTTATCTGCATTTGACGCGTCTTTCTTGTAGTCATTGAAGCGTGTATCCCACATTTTCGTGGCAAAGATTTCTTCTTTACCTTTACGGATAATTTTGTTTGAGACGACAGCTGTGAATGCGGCAACATACTCTGCCTTCAGTTTCGCTACTTCTTTGTTTAGGGCATCTGTATCAAGACCTACTGCTTCAGCTACTGGAACCTCTACTGCTTCAGCTACTGGAACCTCTACTGCTTCAGCTACTGGAACCTCTACTGCTTCAGCTACTGGAACCTCTACTGCTTCAGCTACTGGAACCTCTA